GGTAACAGGGCCACCACCAGTAACACCGCTTGTTACTTTTTCTGGCATTAGCGAAGCATAGGCTGTGCTAACTTCAGCATCTGTAAGGCCATACACTTTCTTAGCATGAGCAGCCAAAGCTGCTGGGTCTGTATCAGGCCGAGCTGAAAGTTCTTGGCGAAGAGCCAGATTAATTTGAGATTGTGTCCAATCTGTTGTAGCCAGTTTAGGATCGAATACTACAGCACCCTTATTAAGTTTAAGTACATCTCCACCCTGAGCAAACTTACGCAGACTAATCAATCCACCCCTAGCCATGCGCTCAGCAAACTTACCAGTGATGGCAGCATACTTAGCTTCCAAAGCAGGAGATGACGCAAGGAATTCATCGAAGCCTTGCATAGGGCCATCATAGCCTAGCTTTCTAGCAACGATTTCTTTTTGCTGTGCTGTAAAATCTTTCATATGTTTCTTGGTTTCTCTATTGCTTCAGTTAAATAGTCAAGCATATCTCTGTTATCTCTAAGAAGTGCTAACACTCCTACAGCCATACAATACACTTGTCTCTCTGACAGTTTTAATTGGAAGCAGTCGTCTATAGCGTGTATACATTCATGTAACAATGTATCTGCCTCCGCTAAGGGGTGCTGACCAGACTTTATTTTAATTGCATAATCGTCATAGTTGTACTCTCCTAGTTGATCTGGGAATACATCTACAACTTTAATCGGCACTTCTCTGCCAATAATACTTAGAGAAGCTGGTAACATTATATACCTTTAAGCCTTGTCATACCACAAATAGATGATCTAGTCAACCACCTAATACATGTAAGGCATGTTCAATATGCTTCTTACGATCTTCAAGTCCAATAGTACCACCATTGATACGCTTTGTCATGGTTAGGATGTCACCGCTATCAGCATACTGATTGAGCCTGTGAGTCTGCCAGAACCATCCGGCAGTCTGGGCAGCATACATAGGTGTACGAACCAGCTCTGGTTGCATAATGAAGTCAACTCCCAAGGCTTGTCCAGCGTGGTAGAAATTATTCATGCCAGTTAGCTGGAGGAAGCCGGAGCCACGGAACCTGAACCCATCCCCTGATGCCTCATCCCTGTTGCCCATACGATTGCCATAAATCCTATTGGCGATACGTTGTGGCTGACGTTCATAGGCAGCAGCAGTTTCAGGGGTGAAGCCCCATACACGCTTAGGATTCTGAGGAAACAACTTAAGCAAGGTAGGAGCACGATAGTTCAGGTTTTCTTCCATGATGCGGAAGTTCCCACACTCATGCCCACATTGACCAATCCATGAAGCCTGTTGTGCAGGAGTAACAATACCAAACCTTTCAAAGGTTTCATTAAAAGGATCTACCAAGGCAGTATCAATTTTAAGTTGTCTTAGTTGTTCAGCGTTTACCATTAACCAACTCCCTCATTTCGTTGTAGGCTGCGACACAGGCTGTGTGCTTGGCGATGGCTTTGTCTCCTTCGGCAACGATGTCGATAAGAGTGTTAATAGTCTGTCGCTCAAGTTCGGCTGCATCAGCTCCGCTATCTCCTGTGGCAGGGGTGGAACCTGTGCTGGTTTGTATACAACTGGTGGTGGGGAGGCGCAACCTACCAGTGTTAGCAAGCTCACGCATAGCAGACTGTTTGTTAGATATTTCATTCTTTGCCTTTCTTAATGCTGTTTCTTTATCAGCAAGTTTAGTAGTCATGTTCTTCTCTAGCTCACGGGCTTCTTCATTCTTCTTAGCTATCTCTATCTGCATCTCTTCGTCACGCTCAAGCCAGCCATAGTGATGACCAACTTGGTATGTGCCAAACAGTGCAATGGTTGCACTAATGATGAGCCAAGGGAGTGGTATAGGAAACATCACTCAGCCTCTTTTCTTGCCAGAGCTATCTCTTCTCTTTCCTCATCAGGTTCCATGTGTTCAGGAGGTGTCGTTGGTGGTGGACCGGGAGTCCAGCTCTCATCTAGCTCTGGGTTCTTCCACACAGGCATAGCACCAAAAGGTTGGCTAGGAAGGCCATAGGCAGACTGTGGCGAGGCGTAGCTGCCCCCATAGCCACCACCTCCATAACCACCGCCACAGCCCTGCATTGGGGGCTGTGTTGGCTTGAATGCATTCTGTGCTGAATTAACAGCCCTCTTACCTACAATGCCACCAATGCCACCTACAATAAGTAATACTATATCATTAAGCATCTTGGTATAGGCTTGGTCAATCGGAGCCATACTCTTGATTGGTTGTGTTACGAAGGTAACAGAATAGAGCAAGGCAAACACAATGCCAAATAGGATGACTGTAATAGCCACCACTACAAATCCCCAAACCCTAACTTCAAACTCTTCAGTTGTTAGCTTTGGTTTGGGCTGGCTTGGTGTCTTCATTCTTGTTAGCAAGTCTATCAATTTGTTTCTCCAATATCGGTGCAACTAAATACTCAGGGCATGTCTGTGTGAATTGACATCTAGGTTTCTGACATTGCTCAGCATGAAAGTTGTCAGGGTTTTGACAGAAGTATCTGTACTTTTCATCACAACCAGTAAGCAGTAATAACAATAATAAATATCTCATAGCCCAACTTTTCCTAATAACAAGTTCACAATCCTGTCAGACAGATCATCAGGCAAGAACTTCAGGAAGCCTAAGAAGTACAGAGCCACACACCCATAGACAAATATCTTTATACATAAGTCAAAGGTCTTTTGATATTCATTCACCGCCCACACCTTCTAGTGGTTTCACAAAACTCCATCAACTCATAAATACCAATTCCAACCAAGAACAAAACAAAAGCACAGCCACCAATAATTATTGCCAACTCATTCATCTCTTGTTCTTTTTGTTTAGCCTTCTTCTCTGCTCTCTCTAAAGAGCGAAGCTCTCTTGCATCGTCAATATCCATCTGTGCTTGACGTTCTTTAATTTTATTCCAAACATCAATCTTACCTGTTGTCATGAAGAGCATCTTCAGCTCTTCCTCAAAGGCTCTAGCTTGTTCAAGTGCCATCTCAATCTGAAGAGCAGTTCCCATGTTGGAACCTTTACCCTTCTTCGTTTCAATCAATGCCTTGGTAGCTGTGCTCTTAGCATCAAACATCTTGCCAATCATTGGGGCAAGAGAGCCTAAATCATTGGCTACCTTGCTGGCCTTCTTGACCATGCTGATAGCACTCTGTATGCCAGCAAGGGCGGTGATAGGATCAATCATCGCTCAACCTTTTTCCATTCAATGCATACAACTTTTCTGTTATATACATCTCCAGTCCATGTCCATCGGACACATTTATATTTCTCCTCTTTGGACCCGATAGGGAAAGATACTAATAATAGAAATATTATTGATGCAGCTTGTTTTCTATAGCCAGCCATATAGCCCCACAGAAAGCACCAATAACTAATATGGGCTTTACTGCTCTAGCAAGCCACTCAAGCACAGTGAATGCACCAGAAGCTGCATTGAATGCAGCCACCACAGTTTGTGTGTTCTTATCTAGTTGGTCCACCTTAGCTTCAACTTCGCATAGGCGTTCATAGATTTGGGAGTGGGTTACTTCGTCTTGCATGTCAGCTCCACTTGATGATTACAACACCAGAGCCACCGTTGCCACCCTGTACGCCACTTGAGGGGCCAGCAGCACCACCAGTACCAGAACCACCACCACCACCGCCAAGGCCAGATGTGCCGTTTGAGCCAAACAAAAACGGACCTTTTGAACCTGCACCACCACCACCAGAACCACCTGCACCAGCGCCACCAGCAGAGTCAGCACCACAACCGCCACCACCACCACCAGCATAAGTTATTGATGTACCAGTAATGTTATTAGCTGTTCCTGCACCACCAACGCCACCTGTTGAGTTGTATACGGCATTACCACCAACGGCACTTGAGCCACCACCACCGCCACCACCATCTTGGTAGTCACCAACATCAACACCGCCACCACCTGCATAGCCTTGAACAGGTGATGTAGAAGGTGTATTACCTGCTGCACCTGCCGCACCAAGATTATCACTACCACCACCACCAGAACCGCCAGCGACAGACACTGCTCCGTGACTAGCGCCACCACCCCCGCCAGCAGAAGAAATGCTATTAAAGGTTGAAGTGCCGCCACTGCCTCCAGCCACACTTGAATTATTTGATCCAACACCACCAGAACCCACGGTTACTGTATAAGTTGTACCCGCAGTAACAGACATGCCAGAAGCAGTCCTATATCCTCCAGCACCACCACCACCACCATTAAAATTACCACCACCACCACCGCCACCAACAACTAAGTATTGAACTTGTGTTGCACCAATGGGGGCTGTCCATGTACCAGAAGAGAAGAACACAACTACATTGTTTGCAAGCAAATTAGTTGGCGTAGTTGGAGCCAATGTACCTGAAGCTGTAAATGAATGAACGACATAACCATTGGCATAGGTTACTGTGCCACCAGTGAAATATTGAATTGAGCCGGGGTAGCGAAGGATGACAACGCCACTACCACCAGTGCCACCAGTGCCTCCAGAAAAAGTACCAATCGCACTACCACCATTACCACCACCACCACCACCAGTGTTAACAACTCCATTAGCACCACTAGCTCCTTTACCACCAGCACCACCACCGCCAGCACCGCCTAATCCAGAGAATTCGTTAGCGGCAGCCCCTGAATTATCATTAATTCCACCACCGCCACCACCCGCATAAGCAGTGACAGTGCCAGAAATAGCAGATGCAACACCAGAACCACCAGAGCCAGCATACTGCCCCGGTCCAATGGCACTAACACCGGGGCCAGCAGCACCACCGCCACCACCACCAGCATCTCCTACATTTCGTCCACCTGTTCCAGCACCTCCAGCAAAGCCTTGTCCACCTACTCCAGTTCCACCTATTCCAACATTTCCACCAACATAAAAACCACCACCACCGCCCGAGCCGCCACTCAAGCCAGCGACATCAACACCACCACCGCCTCCACCACCAAAAGCGACTAAGCGACCAGTAACAGCAGCACTAGAAGTAGAATCAAATACAGAGTTAGTACCTGTGGTTCCTAGCCTACTACCACCAGAAGAACCTGCACCACCTCCACCAACAGTTACAAAGTAAGAAGTACCCAAAGTGATGCCAGCGTGTCCCGCAAGTAAACCACCTGCTCCACCGCCACCACCCATAGGCCAGTCATTGTTAACACCACCACCACCGCCTCCACCGCCAACAATCAAATACTCAACAACAGACGGAGGAATGCCCGTCCAATTCAAGTTTTTTACCGCTTGACTGACTTGTTTAAGCGTCCACATTCCACTGTATTGAGGCATTGTTTGCTCCGATTATTCTATAACTACTTCAACCCAAGAGGTTGTGTCTTCATCCCATTTAAACATCTTACCTTCTTCAACAGGCATAGGTGTAGGAGCGCCCCACTGACAAGTGGTTTCATTCAATACCCATGAAGCGTAAGGCTTTGGTGGAATGAATGCATCACGCTCTGCATCATATGTATATCCAACACCTGCATAGTTTTTACGCAGAGGTGTTCCACCTTGTGAGTGAACACCACCATTAGTGTTGTAACTTGTTTGAACCCACAAGGAAGGGTCACCCCAATGTCCTGTGTTCAGTGTTTCTTGATCGATGACAATGACCTGAGTCACTACACCGTTTTCTACTTTTGCAAAATGTGCCATTTAATTTTCTCCTTAAAAAGTAATAGTGGCTGAAGATGTGAAGGTATAAATTTGATAACCTTCTGCATAGTTTAACTGATATCCTGTACCTACAATAGTAGTGATAGGTGGAAGGTTTGCGGGGTAACGAATGATGACAACACCAGAACCACCAGAGCCAGAAATGCCACTATTTACTTGACCCCCACCGCCCCCTCCTGTGTTAGCCTTACCGGAACCACCAGTTTTTGTTACAGTGTTTGCACCATTACCACCACCAGCAGTGCCTAATGGGATGTTTGCTAAAGTTGATCCATTACTACCTGCACCACCACCAGCATAAAAAACTGGAGTACCTGTTATAGTTGAACAAAATCCAGCGCCTCCATTACCTGCTCTAGCAGTAACAGATGCTATTGCTGCTGCAGAACCAGCGCCACCACCGCCACCACCACCATTATTTACTCCAAAACTTCCAGCATTTCCTTGACCTGCTGTTCCTGCACCACCAGCGCCTCCAGTTGCAGCACCACCACCGCCAGAACCACCAATAGCACCTGTACCACTAATATAGTAACCACCGCCACCACCACCAAAAGCAGTAATACCGCTGAAAACAGAATCAGATCCAGAAACACGATTTGCAGAGTTTGCCCCAGCACCTCCAGCACCTATGGTAATTGTTAATGGAGTGCCCGTAACAACAGGATAATTAGCCGCAGTTAATAAGCCACCTGCACCACCTCCCCCATTCCCAACATTAGTACCTCCGTCTGCACCACCAGCACCGCCACCCCCAATAACTAAGTATTCAACAGTTTCTACTGATCCCGCTAAGGGATCATAAGTTGCAGAGATAAACCCACCTAAGTTTTGCCCACTCATTTGTTTTCCTTAGAAGGTAATTGAACCACTAGAGGTCCAAGTGTATACACGATTTTTGTAGCCTAAGCCTGTTGCAAAAGGAGAGGCTGAGTTCCAAGCAGGTGTTCCTGTTGCAGTAGCGCTAAAACCGTTGCCCGATCCATCAGCGGCAAAAGCGCCTGATACAGTATTTAAAAGCAAACTTGTACCAGACACAGCAGTAAGAGGCGTAGTTGATGGCGTAAAACTACTTGTGTATAACGCAGTGCCTTTGACAACACGCACATTAGACATATAGCCGGAAAGATTATAGCTATAATTTCCACGAGAGCCTATAACTGGTTGGCTGTTTGTTGGTAATACATAATTGTATGTGTCCGTATATGAGCCATCTAGCGAACCATTGACAAACATCCTAGTGGTGGAGCCAGAACGACAAATTGCAACATGATACCAAGTATTAACTAGCACTGTTGTTGTGCCAATAATTCTGTCGCCACTATTTGATTCGTATCTAAACTTTGAAGTTGGGGCGTAAAAGTTTATGTTAAACGGAAGACCTACATATCCAGAAGGAGTATAAAAATCAAACAACCACGAATAAGTAGATAATGAAGTTATATATACCCAAAACTCAACCGTGAATTCACCTGTGCCAAAAGCAAACGCACTATTGGTTGGATATGTTAATGCTGCTGATCCATTGAATGCAATGCTACCTGACCCACTTGTACTTACAGTGGGTGAGCCTGTTGTAGATGTTGCTGCTGCATAAGTATCAGGGTAGGAAACAATGACAATGCCAGAGCCACCATTGCCTGAAGTGCCACCGCTAGTACCACCGCCACCACCACCTGTGTTGGCAGTTCCATTTGTTCCATTTACACCGCCCGAACCAGCGGCCCCACCACCTCCAACACCACCAGTACCAGAAATTGTAGGGCCTGTACCTCCACCACCGCCAGCGTAAGCTGTAACGGTTCCAGAAATAACAGATGCAAGACCTGCTCCACCATTACCTCCAACAGTCGTACTAAATGAATTTAAACCAACAGTACCAGCACCGCCTCCACCACCATAACCATTTAAGTTTGTTCCAGCATTGGAACCACCAGCATTACCTTGTCCTAATACACCAGAGCCTCCAGATAAGGGAGCTGCAAAAAATCCACTACCACCACCAGAACCCCCGTTAGCACCTTTACCATTACCCCCACCCCAACTGTTTGATTCAGTGCCGCCCTGTCCACCACCATTAGAAGTTATGTTTCCAAAAACAGAATTAAAACCACCAGTAATAGACGCTCTATTAGCATAAGATTGACCAGCACCACCACCACCAACAGTTACTGTAGTTGCAGAGCCAATTACAACAGGTACAATACCAGATAATAAACCACCAGCACCCCCACCACCACCATTTGCACCACCAGCACCACCGCCAGCAACCACTAAATATTCAACAGCATTAGGCTTTTGCCCATTCCATGCTCCTTGACGAAGAGCTTGTACTTGTTGCTTTAATGTAAAAAGTCCAGAAGCCATAGCCTACCTTAAAATGTTATTGTGCCTGAGGCAATGAATTCATATACACGCCATCCGTTGATGACATACATTGAAGGAGATCCTGTTGTTGACACAGCAGGAGCTAAGTAAGATGGGTAGCGAATTATTACAATACCTGAACCACCATTACCACCAACACCTTGAGCAGCCGGGCCATTACCCATTCCACCACCACCACCACCAGTATTAGCAAGACCATCAGTGGCTCTAATATAATAGCCCGAAATATCTCTACCAACCCCATTCCCACCACCACCAGCACCACCGGGGGCGGGTTGCGTACCTGCTATAGCCTCATATACGCCACCTCCACCACCACCCGCATAAAAAACTGGAGCACCAGTAATTAATGATAGCAGTCCAGTGCCGCCTGCACCGGGGCGTTGATAAGGAGCACTTGATTGAGTACCTGCAGAACCTGCGGCTCCTGCTCCACCGCCACCACCACCAACATAATAGTATGTACCACTTCCTAAACCACCATTATTTCCTTGACCAGCAGTGCCAAGCCCAACAGGATCCCCATAGTTTGCACCACAGCCGCTTCCACCGGGAACGCCATAAAGACTACCTTGAGCATTGGCATTACCACCACCTTTAGGGGAGATAGATCCAAAGGCAGAAGGATTTCCATTTGTAGCACTGGCAGTAGCAACAGGTTGTCCTGCACCAACAGTAACTGTAATTGCTGTACCAAGCGTAATAGGGTATCCGGTCCCAGTCAACAAACCGCCAGCACCACCACCACCACTGGCAAGTGCAGAATTTGCACCGCCTCCACCACCAGAAACAACAAGGTACTCTACTGTTGAAGTAGGATTATTTAAGCCATTACTAGCATAGGAAATAATATTACCATTATGATTGATCGACATAGCGATAATCTTTCTTTAAGACATCTCATCCCATGAGGTAGTAACCGTTAACGCATTAGAAGTACCAGCAACAATGCCTAATGATTTGTCTTCCAACAAATACATTGTTGTTGTTCTGTCTAGAACAATCAATGAAGCATAAGCAGGTACAGAGATTGTTGATGCAATTGCTGTAGCTGTACCAGCCAAGTCATCTTGAGGGTACAGATTGATTGTTACATTGCAAGCAGATGAGCTAACATTAGCAACAACAATAGAATTAATTTTATAAATCTTATTGCTGCCAGCAGCATTATTCACCATTGCTGTAGCAAATGGATTTGATGTAGAAGACACCAAGAAAGAACTAGTATTACCCAGAATACTAGATACACCGATGATATTAGGGTTTGACATTATAGCTCCTTAGAAACCAAAAATAGAAGAGAGTGCAATTGCTTTACCAGCAACAATGAGTGTACCTGAAGTAGGCAACGTAACGGAAGTAGAACCAGTGACAGTCACTGTAGTTGGATATGCTCCAGAAATAGTTACTGTACTAGCAGAGTTATTAGCTACACCAGTACCACCATTAGCTGGACTCAAAACACCCAACACTTCAGTGGCTAAATTTACATTACTGACAACAGTTTTTAAACTGCCAGCAGAATTAAATGTGCCATCAGTAGTAAATATATCACCAACTTGCAAAGTTACCTTAGCAAACTGACGAAGTGTACCACCATTATCTAAGCTCAATGTAATAGTAATAGCAGCAGTATCACGATTATAAATCGTAATAGCTTTAACCACACGCCTATATCCTGAAGAGGGGGCAGCTACCAGAGTGACAGCAGTTGTACCATTCAAAGCACCATCAGTGCTACCTTCAGTGAACAGTGTTCCATTATTCTCTGCCCAAGTAGACACGAAATCAGGATTGGTAGTAGCTGCCGCACCCGACATCACCACCTTGATCGTCTTGCTTGTAGAGTCAAGAACTAGAGTTTTCATTATATTGCTCCTTTAGCAAACAAACCAAGCATAGGCATTACCAGCGCCACCACCGCCACCAGTACCCCAACTTAAATTACCAGCACCATCGGTCTTCAACACTTCGTTGTTAGCACCATCAGCACTAGGTAATATCCACAGAAGATTGGAGGCAATGCTACTAGGAGCACGGAAGCCCACATAGTTTGAACCATTGTCTGTATCTTCATATACCTTCAAAGCTCCACCAGCGGAGGAGTTACCTAAAATATCTAAACCAGCTACCACTGAAAGAGAGCCAGTCATTGTATCGCCAGTCTTCTGGACATAACCAGAAGCAGGTAGATATGCAGCTTCCCAAGCAGAGCCATTATAAACTCTAATCTGACTTACTGTACTATTCCAATACAAGTCACCAATACCAACAGCATTACCCAAAGGATCTAGTGCAGGATCTGAAGACAAAGAACCATAGTATTGTCCTTTGAAAGTATTCAGATATGTTAGAGCATTAGAGGCTGAGGTGGATGCATTGGTTGCTTGGGTTGTAGCAGTTGATGCGCTTGCTGCTGCATTAGTAGCTTGTGTTGTAGCGGTGGCTGCAGAAACAGCAGCAGCAGTTGCAGAGCCTAAGATGCCATCAACATAAACTTTAGTTGCTGCGTCTTGATTTGCTGTAGGATCGCCAAGACCTGTAATCTTAGCAGTACCCATAGCAATGGCTCCAGACATTGTGCCACCTGTTAAGGATAGCTTCAATGCATCAGCAGTGTCTACATAGGTTTTAGTTGCTGCGTCTTGATTTGCTGTGGGATTGCCAAGACCTGTAATCTTGTTTGTACCCATTGCAATAGCACCACTCATAGTGCCACCAGCAAGAGCTAGCTTAGTGGCAATGGAGTTTGTTACTGTGGTGGCAAAGTTGGCATCATCACCTAAAGCAGCAGCCAATTCATCTAGAGTGTCCAACACTCCGGGGGCAGATGCCACTAGGTTGCTGATAGAAGTATCAACATAGCCTTTAGTGGCTGCATCACCAGCGTTGGTAGGTGTTGTTAGGTTGGTAATAGTGGCTGCTGAAGAAGCATCCATATTCAAACCACCATTGATTGTTACATCATTGAAAGAAGAAGTGCCTGTAGCGGCTGTAACATTACCAGTGACATTACCTGTAACATTACCAACAACAGCTCCTGTATGTGTACCTGCTGTATTACCAGTGACAGCACCAGTAAGGCCACCAACAAAACCAGTGGTGGCAGTAATTGTAGTGCCTGTAATGGCTAAGGCAGAAGAGCCACCAATAACAGCACCATCAATAGTACCTGCATTGATGTCAGCAGTAGCTGCAACTAAAGAGGTGTTGGCAGTGAGAGAAGTGAATGTACCAGCAGCAGCAGTGCTTGCACCAATAACAGCAGCATCAACAGTACCACCATTAATGTCAGCAGTGTCAGCAACTAAGCTATCAATGTTGGCTGTGCCATCAATATATAAGTCTTTAAATTCTAAAGCGCTAGTGCCAAGATCAATATCATTATCTGTTACTGGAACAATAGCACCATCTTGAAAGCGCACCTGTTCAACAGCAGCACCACCAACTTCAACAAACACACCATGACGATTGTTACCTGTATCAGTAGCAATCTTATTTAATAAGTCACTGTCACCAATGACAGGAACAGGGTGTCCTTCAGCCGTAGTGCCATCATGCTTATGACCACCACCAGTAGCAAAAGCATCACGCAGAGCATTAAGCTCATTATTAATTGGAGCAGCACGGACTACGCCCGTTGGGACGATATCAGCAGCCGATTGTCTTACATAACCTGTCAAGGTAGTTCTCCTTAGCGTCTATCATTCATTGAATAATTCAAGACCAAGCCCTGAATTGTATGACTAGCATTCGTATCATTAGTCACATATTTGAAAGCAATGGAGAATCCAGAGCCTTCAATGTTTGTCTTTTCCACTGGTGATGGATTACCATCGTAAATTGCTGAAGCATCATAGATGGCTTCATTGTAATAAGCAGCAGCACCAGTTGTTAAAATATTGTAGTTGGCTGGGTTAAAGACATTGACAGAGTCATCAAAGTCATAAGCCACACCCATCACAATATTAGTTGATCCCTCACTACGCAAGAATGTAGAAATGTTATAGAAATTTTTACGGATTGAAGGATCTTGAAAATAATAGAAAGGTGTTTGATAAACACTTAAGATTTCTGTATTATTAAAAGAACTTCCTGTCTCTTGCTTATAGACCTTACCAGTAGAATCCCCATGAATAATAACTTCATCAACCCCAATATATCCACTAGCAGCACATGTTATTGTAAATCCAAAAAGCTGACTGTATTCAAAAGACACACCACCTTCGCTGGCCCTAAGACCACCTAACAAACCAAAGGTTCCTTCGGCTGGTAAGAACAATCTAAACTGTGACTTCTTACGAATTACTACAGAGCTTAATGTTTCTGGATCAATAGAACCAGCTACAAGTTCTTGTAAGATTGATGTAATGGTGAATTGAATTTGTTTTGAAATTGTTTCCAATTCCACATCACCAATCTTACTTGTTCCAGCCACTGGTCTAAAACCATCAGGACCAAGGAACACTAGATTACCACCCAGTTCTATCACACTATCCGGCACAACACAACCTAAATTTGTTGTCACTTCACCAACCACAAAGTCAGCAATGTTAGTACCTGTCAAACTCTTAATAGCATTCTTACCAAAGATGTACAGCGTATCTCTAAACTGTTTAATCTGAACAATCTCAAAGCCTACATTAATAACCGCAGCACCATTTGCTGGATTAAAGTTTGTCTCTGCCAAAGGAGAAGAAATATATAAGTTGTAAGGATCTGTTGTATCACCAGCTAAGAATAAATGATTCTTAAAGGCAGCAGAATACTTAGGACTATTAGGAGCATTAGCATCCGTAATTTGTGTATATGTAGTTCCATCATACACAGCAGCCGGATTGATTCCATCAGTTAATACAAACTTAGGAGCACTCCAATTATATCTAGTAAACCTAACCTTCTTAACTCCAACCATCGTAACACCTGCTGGCGTTGTAATGGCTGACCAAGTAGATGAAGAAGCTACCCACTTATAAAAGTAACTTGTACCAGCAGAAGGTCTGCGACATGCAAAGATGCCATCATTTAAACTCTCTGCAACCATAACACCAAGTACACTACCTGTGCCAGTTACAGTTCCATAACTATTAGCATATCCACTAATTCGTCTATATCCCCCAGTTACTGATGGTTCATAATTAATAAGCTGTGTGGCTGAGCCGGGATACATCTCACCTTGAGATAGTACATCCCTATTGGTGTTCATTCCACCAATACATGTAACCTTAAAGCCACTAATTCTATCTGCCATTAAAACACTCTAGGATGGAATGATGGACTAATAGATGCTGTAGAACTCATATACAAAGGCTCATCCAACAACAGTCTTCTCATTGCTCTAATACCAGTATCAAACTTTTCTTTGTACACTGCTGCACCTTGTTCATTAGATCTGAACATTAGCATGTAGAACATAGCACCATCAATTAATACATTAGTGAATCTGTCTGGAATAATAGCTACATCAGTAGATTCAACTAAGTCAGCAGGGAAAGACCAATACTTATATTCAATCTGATATGCCTGATCTGGAATAGGAGTAACGCCAAACTTAGACTCTTGTGTTTGATAAACAGCAATCGTAGGTCCATAACCCCCAGTGCCATTAGTGTCCTCTTGAGGACGATGGTTGTTTAGGTAGTCAGTATAAGTAAGAACAGAAAGACGGGAAGGTTGATTGTTAGCTGCAGAAAGTCTTTTTAAATAAAAAGAATCCCAGTCTACAGTGGACGTATTAGAAGGAAAACTATATGTACCTGTACCAACAGTTAGTGTCTGGGTCTGGGTAGCTAAAGCAAAAGGCCACTCTTGTGCAGAGTGCATCAATTCTCTAATGGATGAATTGATAGCGTTCTTAGCTAGAGACTGGATGTTTCTAGCTCCATCGAATTCGGTGGTGTCCAAGACAACCTCACCCATTCTTCGTAGCAATTCATTCGTTAAAGAAATGTATGTAGACATATTTTTTAAACAATAAAAGGGAGAGGCAATTACGCCCCTCCCTATATCAACTAGCTATTAAGCCAGTTGCTCACGGTCAGCAGTAGCACGAGCTGGGCGACCATCGATGTTCATCAACACAGCCCATACACGCACTTCACCAGAGGTGGGAGCAGTAGTAGCAGTTGCGATCAACAAGTCGATAGTGTCAGCAGCACCAATCACCAAAGGCTGATAAGCAGCAGCGTTTTGTGCGTAAGCACCAGCAGCAGCAGCGTCAGCATCAAAGCCATCAACGAAGTTGTCAGGCTCAGTAGTAGTCACGCCCAAATCGAAAGTGGTATCGTTTGACTCACCACCCAAGACGGTGATAACTTCAAGACCAGCATTCAAGATGAGAGTATTGGCGGGTACATTGATGCATTCGATAATGTCAGCAGCAGCCAAGGCAGAGCCTTTAGCTGTAGCTGCAGCAGCGAAGTCAATAGTAACATCGACCAAGTAAGGGACAGCACCAGCGGTGCGACCAGCGGAGGCTGAACCAGCCAAAGTTGTAACAGTTGCCATTATCGTTCTCCTTAAGCAGCGTTGTATTTAGCAGTGACGATGCCTTCAGGACGCAAGATTTTGCGACCATAAAGATGCATACCACGCACGATGTCAGCGAAGCTGTCTGGATCACGATATGTTTCAGTCTTAGTGATTTGCTGAGCAGTTGCAACAGCAGAGTCATGACCACCAACAATCACACCGTAGTTGGAGTTCTGGTTAGCCGTACCTGTAGTGCCGGGACCAGTACCAATTTTTGGCAGGTTGTTAGAAACATAGATGCGGAAGCCATGCAAGTTGTTAATGACCAAGCCGTTCTGCAAACCAGAACCACCAAAGTCACCATTCAACAAACGGCTGTCTTCATCCTTCAACAGTTCAATGAACACGGGATCGACCACCAACCAGCGACCAGCGGAGTCAACAAACTGTTGATCCAACAAGCGGCCCATACGAGACACAACCATCAAAGGTGATGCCACATCTGTAGGCAGTGCAGTTGCACCGGGCAGACGGGGAGCCAAAGGAATGGAATGCTCACCAGCAGAAGCTGTAGTGATGTTACCAAAGCTACCTTTTTTCAGCTTCATAGTAGCCAACAACTCATCAGCACCAGCGGCAGTAACTGCCTTAGTACCAGCGGCTGCTGTACGAGCTGTATCAGGATTCACATGCTTTGCAGACTGTGA